TAACTACAACGTGGAATCTGTTGAGCACGCCTCAGCAGTGATCGAAATGGAAATGATCAAGAGACTTCTTGGTCAAAGCCAACAAAACTACGAAGAAGCACCAAAGGAAATTACTTACTACATGAAACAGTATTACCGCTCTGGTATTGCTGATGTGGTGATTCTTCCTTATCTGGAAGAAAACACTGTGGTATTTCTGGATGATGATCATCTGAGTAAGCTGAAGACCATCATTCAAGGAATGCTCCAATACAAGCCCTTCCCACTGGTCACTGTGCATGATGCATTCGCAGCTCACCCTAACAACGTGAACTGGGTGCGTTGGCAATACAAGGAGATTCTGGCTGACATTGCTGATAGCAATTTGGTCAATGATCTTCTGAGCCAGATCTACGGCCAACAAGGTACGTTTGAGAAGTTCAGTGATGATCTTGGTGACAAGATTCGTCAAAGCAACTATGCACTCTGCTAATGGTGTTTGTATGCGCCCTCCGGGCGCTTGGTGATTTAGTTCTCTAGCGGAACAGATGATATTCAGGGGCAGACTCGAAAGGGTCTGCCTCTTATTTTTTAGAGAAGACAGTCATGTCTAAAAACAAATGATTGAAGTAGCTACAGACCCTGAGCTGCCTTCACAGATTCCACTCACTCCCATGAATGTGTTTCCAACCATGGGAAGTCTTCAAGATGTAGTTGATCTGGCTGAAGCCAGCCTCCCAATCGTCAGCAAGAACGAGATCGTTGCTTTGCTGGCCATGTACCACAACACCTTACTGAAAGAACTCAATGACAGTTCCAGCTCCTGAACAAGCCTCTATGCAAAAGGCATTGGAATCTTTGGTTCCCATCATTAACGAATCAGTGAATGAATGGCTTCAAAACCAAAAGCCAGAGCAGATCCGTAAGGAAATCTTTGATACTTTGGATCAAGCCAAGAACACCATAGCTCCTAAGCTTCTTGGTTTCAGCAAAGGCTCATGGAACAACCGATGGGAAATTGATCATTGCAATGGTCGTGCCGGTGAATCTGTTTTGGGTGATTACCTTAAAAAGCACCAAGCAGAAGGCATCAAAGCATTCCTTGATCAACTCAACTTCGCTGAAGTGAAGCCACTCACGAAGACTGAAATTGAAGGTATTCGTAAAGAATACCGATCTCACCTGCTTAGCTATGTAAGTGAGTCTATTCGTGAAAAAGCCCGTGCAGATGCTGACAGGCTTGCTTCACAAGTTTGCAGCACAGACATTGTGCAAACCATCCTTGAAACTCAAAAGCTTATTGGTGCTGGTTTCACTTTCCCTGAAGAACTTCAACCCAAAGAGTAATCCTCTGTCTAAAGAAAGACTCTCTCATGTCCAAAGCTACACGCAATGCAATGTCCCATGCTCAGTTCTTCAAACTGGCTGAATGGATCAAGAACAACCATCAAACTTCCAAGTGGCATCAATACAAGGATGTAGCCGATGCTGCATCCAAGGCATTGAATTACCCTGTGTCTATCTATTCTGTGAAGAATGCTTTCACTGGTTTGAACCTTCAATTCATGGAACAAGTCAAGAAGTTCCAGCGTGATCGCTCTCAAGTGATTGCAGTGGAGCTGGCCAATCTGCTCAAGGAATTGGGCAAAGAACCCTCCGCAGCTCTCATGAGCATCGTCAATCGCAAGGGTCATTAAAAGGCTTTGGAAGAGCTGCAAAAGCTTCTGTAACGCAAACTGTGTTCAACAAACAAAGGAGTCTTCGGACTCCTTTTTATTTTGAAAGAAAAAAATGAAAGTCAAGATCAGCCAAGCTGTTGAGGCCATCAAGTTCTACCTGCAAGCCAATCTGGTACCCATGCTTGTGGGTAGTCCTGGATGTGGCAAGTCTGAGATCATTCACCAGATTGCCAACGATTTCAATCTGCAATTGATTGATCTTCGTTTGAGCCAGTGTGACCCCTGCGACCTTAACTATTAAGGGCTTTACGAAAGAAATTTCGTATCGAAAGCTACCTAAACGGAGAAAGCCTTACCCATCCTTTATACTGGTAACCCAAGCAGTTATTGGATGAAAGGTAACTCACCGTGCTAAATAGGAATGATGAAATCTGGGTAGACATATCTGGATACGAGAAGAGGTATCAAGTATCGAACTACGGTCAAGTACGTTCGATACAAACCAATCATGGTACCTATCAAGAGAAGGTAATTGCAGGTAGGGTACGCTCTAAAACCTGCAAATATCTTTATGTGCAGTTATGGAAACTTGATAAATGCAAGAGTCCTGCTGTCCATCGTCTCGTTGCCCAGGCATTCATATCTAACCCTGAGAACAAGCCTTTTGTGAACCACATCAACGGGGATAAACACGACAATCGTGTAGAAAACCTAGAGTGGTGTACTTGTTCTGAAAACCATCTTCATGCTTATGCTACTGGTTTGCGTGATTCTTCCGCAGCCATTAAACGTCTCAAAGGGACTAAGCAAGGCAAATCTTCAAACTTCCATAATGTCTCCTGGGAATCATCCAGGAACAAGTGGAAGGCAACATTGAAGGATGGTGGACGGATGATCTTTCAAAAGCGTTTTGATTGTGAAATCGAAGCTGCTAAGTATGTGAACCAAAAGCTTGATGAGTTGAGATTCACAGATCGTCCCAGGAATGTTATTCCTTAAAAGCCTAACGACTATCCCGCAAGGGAGTACAGCACAAGCCTATGGTGCTGGAAATGGTAGCCCTCTGAACAGGTAAAGCTGAAGAGGTTGATATAGTCTGCTCTGCATGGAAACATGCAGCAGTTGTGTGTACCAATCCACACAACGGCATGAGAGTCACGTACTCATGTGAACAACAGGTTTAAGCATAAGATTGGATTTGTGGAGTCTGAAGAGAGTCGTCGCTACATCTCTTCTGAGCCTCAAGTTTATGTGCCTGAGGTCTTCCGAGCCAAAGCAGAAAACGTCAAGCAAGGCTCTGGCGGTGCTCATCCATCCTCAGACTACTTCCGCACCAAGTACGCCAAAATGGCTATGGATGCTTGCGATCTCTATGAAGAGATGCTCAGAGAAGGTATCTGCCCCGAACAAGCACGTTTTGTGCTACCCCAAGGGGTAGAGGTCAACTGGGTGTGGACAGGCTCCCTATACGCCTTTGCCAACGCCTATAACCAGCGTTCTGACGCTCATGCTCAGAAGGAAGTTCAAGACCTTTTCGCAGAAGTGGACAAGATCATTGCACCACTTTACCCAGTTTCTTGGCAGGCCCTCACTCAAGGTGTTTACTAATACGCCTTAGAATTTGTCTGCCCTGCAACCAACCCACTCGGGTGGGTTTTTTTAACTGAGATCTTGTATGCCTAAACAAAAAGAGTACCTAAGTCAGATCGAGACTCCTACTGAATCATTTGTCGAACGCTATCCTTGGGCTGTGCAGATGGCTCAAGAACAACAAGCGGTGTTCTGGCCCGCTGAAGAACTAGGAGTGGAGGAAGATGAAGCAGATTTCCGTCACGGCTTGACTGAAGCAGAGCGCCATGGTGTTCTGTTTGCTCAGTCAGTACTAACCAAGTACGAAGCCATGATTGGTGGTGATGAGTTCTGGGGAGGTCGAATTGCAAAGCTGTTCCCTCGTCCAGAGATCATTCGTATGTGTGCTTGCTTTGCCAACGTAGAGATCGGCAGTCATGCCCCGTTCTACAAGATTGGTAATGAAGTATTGGGTGTTGCTTCTGATGAGTTCTACTCTCAATGGAAGAAGGATCCAATACTTTCAACTCGTATTGGTTTCATGGATCGCATGAGCCAAGACAAGAATCCTCTGGTGGTTACTGCAGCACTGACCTTCATGGAAGGTGGTGTTCTGTTCTCTATCTTCGGTTACTTCAAGGGATTCAATTCTCGTGGTAACAACAAGATCCCTCACTTCGTATCTGGTATTGATGCCAGTGCTAAAGATGAGAACTTCCACTCTATTGCCTCTGCAACACTATTCCAACAGTGTCGTAAGGAGCGCATTGAATCAGGTAATCACTCCAAGCGAGCAGACAGTCTTCTTAACAAGAAGATTCGTCAAATGGCTCAGACGGTTTACGAACATGAGCTTCAAATCATTGAACGCATGTTTGAACTGGGTGATTCTCGTGTTGTCTCTAAACAAGAGCTCATTGAGTTCCTTGAAGACCGCATCAACATCTGTCTTGCACGCTTAGGACAGAAACCAATGTTCGATCACCCCACAGGTGAAATCAGTTCGTGGTTCTACACACAGTTGTCAAAGGTTAAGATCCCTGACTTCTTTGCAGCAACCCAAGTCCAGTATTCAAAGAACTGGGCAAAACACAAACTGACTTTCCGTGGAGTAGAGCAACAATGAGCTTTGATGTAATCACGTCTGACGACAAAACCAAAAAGATCTGGGATGAACTGAGTGCAGAGCGCAAGTCTTTGCAAGCTGCTGGGCATCTTCCTGATTGGTACACAAGCCAAGCATGGCAAATGTTCAAGAAGTCTTATTCAGTGGCAGGTGAACAAGCTGTTCTAGGTCGTCACCGAACCATTGCCAAGACTTTGGCACGTCACCTCGGTAAACATGCTGAAGAGTACGAAGAGAAGTTCTTTAATGAACTGTGGAACGGTATTCTGTCTCCAGCATCCCCTGCTTTGGCCAATACTGGGACAAAGCGAGGAATGGTTGTCTCTTGCTCCGGTCAAGTCGTAGATGATTCAGTCTATGACTTTTACTCTGCATTGCGTGAAACTGCAGTGCTTTCCAAGTATGGCTTTGGTACTTCTGGGGATTTCTCTAGCATTCGTGCTCGAGGTACTAAGTTTGGCGATCGTGGTAAAGCCAATGGTGCATCAGATGTCATTGATGACTTCTTTACGTGTGCTTCCAAAATCAGTCAAGGCGGCAATCGTCGCGGCTCTTTTGGTGCTTACATTGACATTGAGCACCCTGACTGGGATGAATGCTGCGATAAGTTGCTGACTGATTCAAATGGTCGTAACTATGGTTGGGTTGTTCGTGACTCGTTCAATGAACGCCTCAAAGCAGGTGAAGCTGATGCAATGCGACGTTTCACCAAAGCTTTGCATACCAAGCTGACTACTGGCAAGGGGTACTACTTCTTTGTGGACAAGGCTAACCGTCATCGTCCTGAGATGTACAAGCAACTTGGTTTGGAGGTGGTAGCAACCAATCTCTGTACAGAGATCATGTTGCACAGTTCACCTGACTACACCTACAGCTGCATTCTTTCCAGTTTGAACCTGGTTCATTGGGACAAGATCAAGGAATCTGATAGTGCATTCATTGCTACTGTCTTCCTGGATTGCCTGTGCTCTGAGTTCATTGAACAAAGTGCCGGCATCCCTGGTTTGGAAAAGGTTCGTGATTTCACAATCAAAGGACGAGCAATTGGCCTTGGTGTGATGGGTTACCACACCTATCTCCAATCCAAGATGATTCCCTACGTTGGTTTAGAAGCTCAATTCATTGGGCAGGACATTGCTGAACATCTCCAGAAAGAAGCGCTCCGCGCTTCTCAATGGCTTGCCCAAGAGTTTGGCGAACCTGAATGGTGTAAAGGATTCGGTGTACGCAACACTCATCGTATTGCTTACGCACCTACAAAGAGCACTTCTCTACTGATGGGTGGTGTCTCCGAGTCTTGGTTCCCAGATCCCGGCTTCGTATTTGAAGCAGCATCTGCAGTTGGTGAACTCTCCCGTATTCCTCCTGTGTTCTACGAATTCATGAAGAAGAAGGGCGCGTACAACCAAACCACCCTAAACCAGATCATCAATGACTTGGGTTCCACCCAAAATTGTGACTGGATGACGGATGAAGAAAAGCTGGTCTTCTTGAATGCCTTCGAGATGGATCAAGGAATCTTGTTCCGTCGTGCCATGCTTCGTCAGAAATACACCTGTCAAGGACAGTCTATGAACTTCTACTTCCCTGAAGGTGGTTCAGAGGATGCCATTGCAGAGTTGATGACTCAAGTGTTCCTCCACCCTGATTGCCTGAGCCAGTACTACATCTACTCCCGTAGTGGTGTGGTGGTGAAGGATGAATGCGTAGCTTGCTCCGCTTAACAAGCTCCCTATCAGGAGATCAGTGAAAAAGAATACGAAGAACTGATTGCCAAGTTGCCCCAATTTGATTGGCAACAACTTTCAGACTTTGAAAAAGATGATGCAACAGTCAATACCAAAGAATTGGCTTGTACATCGGGGGCCTGTGAGATTATTTAAATCTTACTAACCCAAATCTAAGGCCACTTAGGTGGCCTTTTTAATCAAACCAAAGGAAAACCATGAACCCCCTTCGCAACGCTATTCTGTCCAGCCTGTGCAATAACCCCAAATGTGAGTCTTGCAATGAAGTCCGTAAGACTCTTGGCGAACCCCCCATCACCAAGAGCCCCAATACATCCCCGACTGAAATGAAGGTGGATATGTCCTCTCGTGCAGATTCAGCAGCAGAACAAATCAAGAAGGCGTTTGCAGCGGCTGGCCTTGATGTTGATATCGTGGCTGCTGAAGACGATGATGAACCCACTACTGCTCCTGAATTTCTGGAAGCTGCTTTGGGTCATATGCTGGATCGTGCAGCCACCTATGACAAGCCTGATGGTGAGCGTTCCATGGTTCAAACCGTGGAAGCATTCAATGCCATCACTGGCCGTGATCTGACTGAAGCTGAGGGCTGGTTGCTGCTGCAAATCCTCAAGGATGTGCGTCTCTTCACCAGCCCTGAATTCCACCAGGACAGTGCTGAGGATTGCATTGCATATGCGGCACTGAAGGCAGAAGCCAAAGCTGCTGAGTAAACGTGGCTTGGTATGAGGTTGTTGGCTTAGTTCTAGGACTAGCCTTCTTCATCTGACTTTACCGATAAGGATTGGGGCCTCCGTGCCCCTTTTCTGATTCAATAAGGCAACCAAACCAAGGAACTGAAATGCCTCAGTATGCCAACGTAAGTGATGTTCCACTCTCACTTGCAGTATTTCTTGCAAGCGACCCCTACGACTACAACACTGATATCAACACCATCTCAGCAACCACACTGCTGAAGCCTTGGAGGCAATTGAGTCTAGGTAGCCGTGTTCCTACAGAAGAT